TTACAGTATTATTCTCTTCTACTAAGAATCCTTTAGGTCCTTTTGCTTTTAAAATAGCCCCTATACGCTTACATTGAGATTGAAATAATGGAATAAAACGACTTACAATATCTCTATCATCAGGAATGCCTCGATAACTGTTTAAACTCTGTTCTAAAGCATTTTGATATGCTTGCTTTTCACAATCTCTAATTACTGAAAAGAATACATCTGGATTTATTAAACAACTAATAAAAATATCTTTAGGATTATTTACCTTAATAACTTTACTCCAAGATTCAAAATCTACAATTGAATTATCAAAATAATCCGGATCCACATGAGGAGAAAGATTATACTGCCTCCTCATAAATATATTACTTTTATCCCATATTTCTATTTTATTACGTAAATTACATTTACGTTTCACTCTCATATGATTATCTAAATTAAACTGTTCCTCTATCTTATTAGGAACTTTAGAAGATTTTATGGGATCTACTATATTGCCTTTTTCTAATCCTGCATGAATCCAGTTTGCTATAACAATTAAAAGATGATAAAGAGTTGTACTTTCTGAAATAAGCATTAGTCTATGTATTGTAAGAGGATAATCTATTATTTCTGCTTTTTTAGAAGTAAGAATGTCCTCTTTTAAGAAGCTTAAATCATTGGGACACTTACTATATCCTAAATTGTTAAAGAGTATAGACAAATATTGATGGAGAGTCAAACAAGCAGTCCCATATGCGTTTTCTCCTGGTTCATTAGCGCGTAATGCTTCAAAAGAAATTATATTTCGTTTTATCCCATCAATATTTATCGTATAAAAATTTCTCATTAATGCTTACCTAAGCCGTCTATATCTAATGATAATTTATCATCATCAGAATCCTCATCGTCTTCTTTAATTGAATTTTCAAAATTGTTCATCATATTTTTATTAACGACATCATCCATATATTCTTTGATTTCATCAAAATGCTTATGATAAACATTTTCAACAGCTGTTGTAAACACTTGCAAATTAAGAAATAGTAATGGAAGGGAAATATCCAGCACAGTACCAAAAGCCATTGTTAAATCATGTACATTAATCGCTTTTTTATCCTTCAACATCTCTAAGGCATTTGTTATTTGATCATGTTTATTTTGTAAAATTTTTAGATGTGTTTCTAGTATTGGATTTAAAGTATTAATTAGATCTTTAAAATCATGAGTTTCCTTTTTGATTTTATTAAGTTCTTCCGGAAAGATATTTATTGATGCAATAAACTGAGAAAGAGAAACTAAAAGATCAACTGTTTTATCTTTTGGATCTCTTAAAGATTGTTGCAAAGGAATAGCATTTTTCAATAAAACTTCTTCAAGAGAAATTTCATTTATTTCTTTATCAATTTCTTTATCATACTTTTGAAAATGCTCTGCCATTTCTTTCATAATTTTATTCTGGTTGTTTCCTTCTATTTCCATAAAAAGAGTCCTTCTTTCTTTAAATTTATCTTATTATATTATTTATACGTAATATGCACCACGTATTCTTACGCCACCGATAAGTTCAGCAACTGAAGATGAGCAAGGGATAGCAATAGTGCAAGAAGAATATGAAATATGATTCTTAATTAAATCACTCTCATTTTCTAAATTTTTGTTTTCTTGTTCTTGCATTTTAAGTCCTCTCCTTAAAGATAAAAAGTATATAAAATAAATCTAATTATGGAAGAGGTTTACTTACCTCTTCCATAATTATAGTATATAAACAAATTTTAGTTTAGAAGTGAACTAGGTTTGTATGAGTAATATCCTTACTATCTATCTTACTAATACCTAATTCTTCTAATGGGAAGTTTCTTAGATTATCATGTATAATTGATGTATAATCAATAAATGGAACTATCCAATCAGGTATAGCAATATTAGTAGGAATAGCTATAGCTGTAATCTTACCTTTAAAGTTTTCATCAGTTAATAGCTTTTTCATACGTAAGAAATGTTCTGGGAATGTTTGTAGTATTATATCACAATTCTTATTGGTTATATTGGTTTTAATAACAAGAACTGTTGACCTTTCTTCTAACTTAACTCCTTCTTCCTCTTGTGATTTAATAGCATTATATGCATAAGCAGCTTTAACTCCTTGTATACGCATAGGCATATCATAAGAGTGTATAGATTTAATACGTGCGGGTTTATGATATATCTTATCTTTAGCAGCAATAGAATTATAAATCTTCTTTTCTAATATTGCAAACTTTCTGATTAAATCTACTTGATCTACAAATGATTTACGTAATACATCAAACTCTAGTAAATTCTGTAATTGTTCACTAGTAGACTTAGGCATACCAACTTTCATTAATGGCAATCCTTTAATATCAATCTGCTTATTATCTGGTATTATTCTACCTTCTTGTAATAGTTGTAAAGTAGCATAATTCTTTTTACCAGGAGTAATAAGCATAGATTTAAATAAGAACTCATTCTTCATAATCAACATACGTTTTCTACCAGGAGCTGATGCATTGTAATTATCACTAAATAAATCCATATAGTCTAAGATTAATTGGCTTATAATATAAGATATGATATTGATTATACTAAATCTTAAATTATCTTCTTCTATAATAACTGCTGGATACATTAGTCTTTTCTTATCTACTAGTTTCTGATTATAGAAATCAACTTCACTAGTAGCCTCAGTCTTTTGATATTCTAATATAACTTTATCAGCAGCTTCATGTATTTGCTCTTTAGTATACTTAATCTTCATAGGAACTCCAACAGTGTCTTTTAATACATATTTATACCATTCGTCTAAACATACTACGCATGAATCTGTATCTGTAAGAAGAGTTATATCTCTTTTCATAGTATATACTCTTTCTAGCTTATCTATATACAAGTGCCTATAATAAACATATTGTTTCATCATATCATACAATACATCTAGATCTTCTTGTATATTTTCAGGTGGTTCATTTGGATTCATAAATGGTTCTTCTAATTCTACTAGAATTTTCATTATTAAAGCTTTAACTTTACTATTATTGCAGAATTCATATAAGTTGTTTACATAATACAATGCATTTATCGTACGTTGATCTAAATTACATATTGTTCTCCATATTAGATCTCGTTCTAAATCTGTAGGAACCCAAGATTTATATCCACATTGCCTCATTACTTTTAAGAAGCATTCTTCGATTTTAATTGGTCTATCTAATATTTCCCAATCATTAAACTTGTGTAAAAATGGGTTATATATATCACTAGCTACATTTTCTATAAATTGTAAAACTTCTGTAAGAGACCCAAACTTTACATTATTAGCAAGGAAAGACTCAAACATTGTTATAGAAGCAGATATACATCCACGACCCTGTCCAGTAACAGCCGTACATAAATAGAGATTATAAAATACTGAACTCCAGTTACCACAACATCCATAAAGCGCATTACAAGCAGTCTTATAGTTTAACTGCATAAGATTATATTTATTATAACCTTCAGTACCCTTATCAAACGTCTTCATTATCTTTTTAGCTTCATCACGTTTGTCTAATAGATACTGTACAAATTTATAGAATGGATTGATTACTGACCCATATTTAGCAAAAAGAACACCCTGAGTAGTAAGAATTGCAGAATCCTGAAGGAGCTGATTAGTCAGCTCCAACAAAGTCATTTCTGCAGTTCTATTTTTAAAGTTATTATGTACTTTTACTGGTACTTCTTTATAGCGTTTAGCAATACTATATTGAATACCTTCTACTATCTCAAAAGGTTCTAATTGTGGGGCTACTCGTGAAACAATCTCATACATGGTTAGACAATAACGTTCTACTATTTCGCCTTCAGGAATTTGTTCCTTTAGTTTACTATTTAAAGATAAATTTAATATATCTTTATCTTTACATTGAACATCAACCATGTACCCCATGAATATTCAACCTCCTAAATAGATATCCATTTACATTATTAAGAAGTCTTTTCTTAAATTCAAAGTTATACTTTAAATTATTTTCATTTCTTTAACAATCCCTCTTTCTTTTCCTGTATATGTCCTAAATAGCATGGAGCACAAAGTGATATACTCATTATAGCCCATTGCCCTAATAAAATACGAAAATTAGGAATATTTATAACTATTTCACTAGCTTGAATAGAATCATATATAATTCCTATTACAAGCAATATTAAACGTACTACTGCCATTGAAATTATAATAAAGATAAATGCTTTTAGCATCATTTCATCAGCAGCATCTTCATCATATTCACCATAATTCTTTTCCATTCTAAATTTACCTCCAATATTATTCTTCAAACTTATCTTTTTTCTTTAGTTCTTTTTCTATATATTCTATTAATTGGGTTGTAGTTGTTAATAGAATTAGCCTAAAGAAGATTAAAGCTGAGAATATCCACCCTCCTAATTTTAAATAATATTCAATATTAAATGGAGAATCTGGATGTAAAAGTAATAGTAATACCATTTTTATTCCCATTACAATACAAATTGTTGTTAAAAGCATTGCTGCATATGAATATATCGAAATCATATCGCATATCACTCCTTTCATAGTTATAGTATATAACTAAGATAATATTTAGGTGCGGCAACATAAATATAATATAAGTTCCTTTTTGGAAAAGAGAGGTTCTTATTTTGCAAAATAAGAAATTAATATAGGAGGTCGGAAATTATGTATTTCAATGATAGCACTTCTATCAAAGATGCTGTTAAGTCTGGATTATTACAAGAACAAGAAACTGAAGGACTTGAATATCTAAGAGATGCAG